TAACCCCAATGAACGTAGGCTTCAGCTCAGTAACTTGCACACTGCAAGACTGGAATGCAGCTGAGTATTCAGACATTTTCTCCCAGCAAAAAGTAAACTTTGACGAGCGTCAAGAACTCGTACAAGTTGTAGCTTCTGCAATGGGTCGTAGACAAGACCAGTTAATTCTGGATGCACTAGCTTCTTCTGGCACTTCATTGACAGTTGCTAACGGTATTGGCGGTACTACCACCAATATGAACTTAGCTAAACTGCGTGAGGCAAAGCGTTTGTTAGATAGAGCAAACGTACCTGCTGAAGGTCGTAACATTCTGATCCATGCAAATGGCTTGGCTAACCTGTTGTCTGAGACAGCTGTAACTTCCTCTGACTTCAATAGCATCAAAGCATTGGTTCAAGGTGAGATCAACACATACTTAGGTTTCCAATTCCATGTATTAGGTGATCGCTCTGAAGGTGGTTTGGCTATCGATGGTTCTTTAGATCGTACTTGCTTTGCATTCCACAAAGATGCAATCGGTTACGCTGAAGGCATTGGTATGCGCTCAGAAATTAACTACATTCCTGAGAAGACATCTTGGTTAGTAAACCAAGTTTTTAGCGCTGGCGCTATAACCATTGATGCGGAAGGTATTGTTCAAATTACCTGCCGTGAAACTTAATAGGAGGATCATATGCCTTTTAATGCAGATGGCTTTTCAACAATAGCCGCCAGTAAAGCTGGTAACGCACCGTCAATTTATTCTTATCGTACAGCTGACACACAGGCAACTGTGAATACCGCTGGCTACTTTAACAGCGTTGCATCACTGTTAAAAGTTGGTGATGTTTTGTTTGTTTACGATAGCACTACTCCTAGCTTGGTATTGACTTACGTCAACCAAGTAACGACAGCTGGTGTAGTTGACATTGCAGACGGCACAACTGTAAGCGCAACTGATACAGACTAATCTAGTCTGAATCAAGTACAGGGCTGCTCTTGCATAACAAGGGTAGCCCTTTATCACATTAAGGATCTGACATGGCTGCTGGCGATACCAGTTTATCAATCTGCTCAGACGCATTAATAATGCTTGGCGCTCGTCCTATATCGTCATTTAATGATGGTACTGATGAGGCTAATATTGCTGATCGACTTTATCATGACATCAAAAATCAAATCTTGATGACATATCCTTGGTCGTTTAGTTTTAAAAAAGAAAAACTAGCACAGCTAGTAACTACCCCAACCAATGAATATCGTTATGAATATGCTTTGTCTGGTGATCGTTTAGGATCTCCTCGCAAGATATTCAACACTGGAAATGTTGGCGCTTATCCAATCCAAAACTACAAGATAATGGGTGATAAGGTGCTGACGAATGAGCAAACTATTTACGCTGAATATCAGTATTCAACTCCAGAATTTGCTATGCCATCGTACTTTGTGCAGCTGCTGAAATATGTAATGGCTTGGCACTTTGCTTTACCAATCACAGATCAGGTAGACAAGGCTCAGTATTGGCAAAGCGTAGCTGTAGGATCTCCAGCTGAGAATGGTCGTGGTGGCTATATGCGTACATCGATCAATATTGATGGACAGAATAATCCTGTGCAGTCTTTTGAAGACTACTCACTGATAGCGGTTAGATACTAATGACTCGTTTCGTATCACTCCAGACAAACTTCTCTTCAGGAGAGATGGATCCACTATTGTTGGCTCGTGTGGATCTTGCTGCCTATCAGAATGCTTTGTCTGAAGCTACTAACGTAGTAATCCAGCCACAAGGTGGATTGAGACGTAGAGCAGGTTTAAGGTATTTATCCGCATTACCTAATAGTGGATCAGAGTCTGCTGCTAATGGTGTGAGATGCGTTGCATTTGAGTTCTCAACTTCAGATAGTTATATGCTTGTTTTTACACATAACAGAATGTATGTGTACCGAAACAAGGTATTAATTACGAATATCAATGGAACTGGCAATAGCTATCTCAGCACATCGGCTGTAGGTTTAACTGGAGCAAGGTTAGCTAAAATATGCTGGACTCAATCAGCTGATACCTTGGTTGTAGTTCATCCATCTATAGCTCCAATCAAGATTGTTCGTGGAGCCACTAATGCTGACTGGACTGCATCAGCAATTACTTTTGACTCTATTCCTAAATATGCGTTTACTCTTAGCGTAACCAATCCAGCCACTACGCTGACACCATCAGCTGTATCAGGAAAGATCACGCTAACCGCTGGATCAGCCGTATTTAATTCTGGCAGTGTTGGTCAGTATGTGAATGCCAGCCCACAAGGAAGAGCTAAGATTGTTGCGTTTACTTCTAGTACGGTAGTAAGCGCTATTACAGAGTTTCCATTCTTTAACTCTTCAGCTATTGCATCAGGTAGCTGGGATTATGAATCTGGCTATGAGGCTGTATGGTCAAGCACAAAAGGCTATCCTGCTACGGTTACATTCCATGAGGGTAGGCTTTATTTTGGTGGTAGTGAATCTAGACCATCTACTATTTGGGGCAGCAAGGTAGGTATATTCTTTGACTTTGAAGCTACCGAAGGATTGGATGACGATGCGGTAGAGGCTACGCTAGACACGAATACTTACAACTCAATTACTGACATGATCTCAGGTCGAGATCTGCAAGTATTCACAACTGGTGGTGAGTTCTATGTACCGCAAAATGGTTTAGATCCAATTACACCGACTAACTTTTTTGTAAAGACAATTAGTCGTAACGGTAGTAAGGAAGGTATTCGAGTACAGCAGTTGGAATCAGGCACACTATTTATTCAGCGCCAAGGTAAGTCATTAAATGAGATGGCTTTCTCTGACACCCAGCTGACATACTTAACAAACAAGATCTCCCTGCTGGCTGGTCATTTACTAAAGAATCCTACTCGACTAGGTTTGCGTAGGACTGTAGCTACTGACGAGAATGACTTGCTATTAATTGTCAATGCTACTGGTGGATCAATAGCTGTATTTTCATTGCTGCGTCAGCAGAATGTTATTGCGCCATCAGAGTTTGATACTGACGGTGAGTTTGTTGATGTTGGTGTGGACATCACTACAATTTACGCAATTGTTAAACGAACCGTTAATGGTGCGACTCAATACTTTGTTGAGTATTTTGATGACGATACTTACACAGATTGCGCTGTAAAAGGTGGTGCGGCATCAAGTGTATCTGTATCTCATTTGATTGGTAAGACAGTTAATATAAAACTTGATGGCACTATCCAGCCTAATCAGGTAGTGCCTTCTGGTGGAACTATCACATTTGCTAGAGCAGCGACATCATCATATGAAGTTGGATTGCCGTACACAGTAACTGTAGCAACTCAGCCAGTAGAATTAAAACTGGCATCAGGTACTCGCATTGGATTTAAAAAACGTATTGTGGAAGTGAATGCTGTTTTAAAAGATACGCAGCATATAAAGATTAATAATATCGAAGTGCCTATCAGAAGCTTTGACACTGCCAGCATATTGGATGCTGACATTCCAGACTTCACTGGCATCAAGGTATTACATGGGATCTTGGGATACTCTCAGGATGCAAAGATTACCGTATCTCAAAATCTCCCATTGAAAATGACGCTACTTGGCATTGAGTACAAAGTAGCTACACATCAGGGAACTTAACATGGCACAAGTAGCACTTATTGCATTTGCAGCATTATCAGCAGCTAACGCTATATCTGCTGGTAACGCTCGTGGTAGACAGTTACATTTGCAAGCAGAGCAAGCAAGCCTTGAAAGTAAGCAACGTGCATTGCAGTATGAACAGCAAGCTAACATGACTTTGCAAAAATTAAATGAAACAAATGCAGCCGCTAGAGCTAGAGGATCAGCTGGTGGTGTTCAATCATTCCAAGGATCTGCTGCATTAATTCAAGATGTAAATACTCGTAGAGCTGGTAAGGAGTTTGAAATATCTTTATCTGGTGCTACTGGTGCTGAAAGAATGGGTGAGGCTCAAAAAGCTATGTACGCATCAGCTGCTAACCAAGCTGAAAAGCAAGGATACTTCCAAGCTGCTATGTCATTGGCATCGGCTGGATACCAGTATAGTCAGTTAGGTGCGCCACCGTCACCGGCTCCTATTGAAGACAGAAGTACTTTTGCTAGAAGCTAAATAATATGCCATTACCAACATACCAACAATCTGGATTGCTATCTCAGCCTACGCAAAAGTTAGACTTTGCTGACTTGCGTGAGAGCGAGAGAACTTCACAAATGATTGGTCAGTCTCTTGATCGTTTGAGTGAGTTTGCATTTAAGGCTGCTGCAAAAACTGCTATTCGTGAAGGTGAGCAATGGGCATATAACAACCCTATCTCTGATGAGCAGATCATGGCTGCAAAGCAGGGATCCTATGATATTGCTTTAAAAGCTCCTGCTGCTGGCACATACTTTGGTGATGCAGCTAGAAAGATACAGGCTGGTCAACTTAGATCTACGCTTGAACTTGCTGCTAGAAGTGAGATTGCTACCGTATACAAACAAGTTGAAGCTGGTCAGATTACAAATATTAGACAGCTGGATGAACAGTTTTACGGCATTGCAAAAGGTAACGGTGATGTAATTGCAAGAATAGATCCAGAGCAAGCAAATGCTTTTAGAGCATCAGTAGCT